CATTTTATTTAATTGTAAAAAACTTTAAATAGTTTCGTCCATTATATTATATACATGGCATTTACAAGATTTAATTATGACGAATGTAGAACAAAAAAACAATTACAACAATCAACCGATCCAGGAAGATGGGTAATGAATGTTCCTGGAAATGGCTCGCATCCTTGTTATATCGAAGACCCACAAATTATTATTCAAAAATGGGGTGCAAATTTAAGAACAAATACAATTAATTTAGAAAGCGAACTTTTAGGAGTATCTAAACCTCTAAATCGTGATTGTTTTAATGTAGACAATTATACAAAATACAATGTCCCAAATGACAAAATTAATTATCCTGATTGTAAAAAGACAATCACTGAACAATCTAGAACAATTATGCCTGCTTGGACTGCAAGAGATTTGGAACAAGTTGATTGGTATTATCCTCCTTTAAATCCACAAGAAAATGTATGCTTACCTTTTCAGAGTAATTTAAATACACGAATTTTAGAAAAAGATTATTTTCAGAGAAAAATCATAAATAAATAATAAAATATAATAATATGGAATTAGCATTACCAATTTTAGCTCTTGGTGGTCTTTATGTTATATCAAATCAAAAACCTGCATCATCAAAACAGGAGAATTTTCAGAATTTAAAACAACAAAATCAATATTTACCAAACACACACATTCCTCCACAAAATTATCCTGTTTTAAATAAAGCACAACTAGTAGATACAGTTCAAGAATATCCGAACCCAAACGCATCAACTGATAAATATTTTAATCAGAATTATTATCAGAAAAATGTGTCTGAAGGAAAAGCTGTAGGGAAAAATCCGCCACAAATATATTCATTAACTGGGGATTATTTAGAAGGAGAACAATTTAAGCATAATAATATGGTACCATTTGTCGGCGGAAAAATACAAAGTTATACTTATAAAAATAACATGACCGAATCCATTTTAGACAATATGACTGGAACAGGATCGCAACTTACGAAAAAAATAGAACAAGCTCCTCTTTTTAAACCACAAGATAATATTCAATGGGCATATGGAACTCCAAATAATAGCGATTTTTATCAATCAAGAGTAAATCCAGGAATGATTTCAAACAATGTTAAGCCATTTGAATCTGTTAATGTAGGTCCAGGATTAAATCATGGTTTCACAAGCACCGGAAACAATGGGTTCAACTCTGGCATGGAAGCACGCGATTCTTGGTTGCCGAAAACAGTGGATGAAATGCGTGTTGATACAAACCCAAAATTGGAATTTATGCTTACAAATCTAGAAGGACCTGCCGGTTCTCAAGTGAAAAATCTGGGAATGATTGGAAAAGTAGAAAAACAAAAACCAGACACATTTTATTTTAATACGCAAGACAGATGGCTTACTACAACCGGTGCTGAAAAAGGCGAAACCTTGAGACCCATTCAAGAAATGGGAATTATTCGTCGCAACAATGTTGCCACCAATTATACTGGACCTGCAGGAAGTTTAGAAGGACAAGCCGGATACACACCTACTGAATTTGAAAAATCTAGACGTAATGAATTGGGTGCGGTTGAACCCCCACATTGCAGTGCCGTAGGAAGCGGACCCATTGATGATGGCGATAATTTTTTGAAAAGTCATACAAATTATAAAAATCATCGTTCTACTATTGAACAACCTAATACATTAAGAAGCGGATTTAGCGGAGCAATTGGGGCAGTTATCGCTCCATTAATGGACTTTTTAAGACCATCTAGAAAAGAAGATTTTGTAAACAATGTGCGAATATATGGGGAAGCCGGTTCTAGTGTCCCAAGCAATTATGTATTGAACCCTAATGATGTGACAAAAACAACCATTAAAGAAACTAATATATATTCTTCTACATTTAACATTAACAATCAAAAAGAAGGCGTATATGTCAATAATTATGTTCCCACAGACTTGACACAGAGAGACACGACTAGTTGTTCTCAAGTCGGAAATGTAGGAATGCAAAATGGGACAATGGTTTATAACTCGGCTTATTCCCAATATAACAATGATATTAAATCTTCTACTATTGACAATCGCCCAAATCAAGGAGGAACTCAAATGTTTAATCAACAAATGAATGTGAATATTGCCAGACAAGATAGCGACAGATATAACAATCGCCTTTTTACACCTTCATCTGTGATAAACCGCCCACCCATGAAAGAAAATTATGGGAAAATTAAAGGACATCAAGATTATGATGAAAATAAAATCGGATGTGAGAGAATTCAAGGGGATTTATTAAATGCCTTTAGAAATAATCCATATACACATCCATTGACAACGAGTGTATAATTTAACGCAATTTGGACAATATATAAAATACAGGTGTATCATTGTTTTTCTCTTTTAGAGAATTAAAAATATCTTTATAGACACGAATTATATTTGTTTGTCGAATTGTTAAATAAATATTATAAAGAATGAATACAGCTGAAAAGACCATGAGTTTTGACGGAGTATATCTTGTTTTTCGAATGAGATACATAGGAATGATTTTTATCGAAAAAATCATGATTAAATAAAAAAATAAAAATTGAGCGTCTTTTATTGTTGCAACCATTATAAGTAAACTTAATATCAATCCTGCATATAAAGCATAATAAGGATTATAATCATCTCCTAATTTTCTTTGAAAAATATAGTAAATAACAAACCACGCAAAAATCCAATCTGATAAAATTAAATCAGGATATATCATATATTTTACCAGTATTATATATGAACGCATATACAAGAAAGCATAGTAACGGAAACTATTCAACTCGCTTTGAGATCCCTGGTTTAATAAAACCCATGTGTTGGAAAAATGGCAAACGAGTAAAATGTCCTCGGAAATCAAAGGCTTATAGTATTAAAAAAACAAAAACAAAAACAAAAACAAGAAGAAATAAATCTGTATGTTTGAAGAATGGTAAACGTGTGAAATGTTCGAGACTTGTTCCATCAAGAGTAAGATAGTTGATTAAGACTATATAGATTAAAAAATGATTTGGATTTCTCTCTTTAGGAAACAAATAATAACAAACAAATCAATCATAATCAATGCAAGGATTAGGTCATTCTGAATTCATGTTTCAAGATGTTACGTATTATGCAGAGACAAGTTGGTGTCTAGATAATGGAATTATGACAAAACATGTGTATAAGTATAAAAGAAGTCATGTATTTATAGGATTGTTGCAATGGAATGTTGGAAATGTGGATAAAACACAAGCAAATAATACATGGGAAATCGATGACAATGTATTATTTATTATATTTGAAACAAGTATATTTTATTGGTATCATTGTCCAACAGAATTATTAATATGTGTTGCATTTAAAAATGAATTGTATACTAAAACAGAAATAAATAAATTAAAAGAGTTTCAATCATTTGTTAATTGTGTGGACAAATCGTATTTAGATAAGGAAACCATATTTAATGATGCAACAGAAATTGTAATCAAAGATCGCAACCATTATCTAATTAATAAGAACAAAAAAATGATATGTCATAAATTAGAACATTATCCTTATGAAGGTGTTGTGCATGTGTATAATTCTGATGAAAGAGTGCCTATATTAGATTGTATGCCTTTATTGAAATAATGCGGAAATATGGGAATATGGGAATATGGAAATAAACAAATCAAGTAAGTTTAATATTAAATATAAAAACATTCATTACTATTAGTTTAATGTTGAATATTCATACTGAAATAAAAGATAAATTAAATTACTTTTGCTCAATTCACAAAATTCCAAACATTTTATTTCATGGACCATCTGGTTCTGGAAAACGAACCATTGTTAATAATTTTGTTTCAAATATATATAACAATGACAAGGAAAAAATAAAAACATTTGTAATGTATGTTAATTGTGCACATGGAAAAGGTATAAAATTTATTCGTGAAGATTTGAAATTTTTTGCTAAAACACATATAAATTCTAATGGTGGATATACTTTTAAAACAGTAATGTTGTTAAATGCTGATAAATTAACAATGGACGCACAATCCGCATTACGACGATGTATTGAATTGTTTAGTCATAATACACGATTTTTTATTATTGTTGAAGATAAATATAAATTGCTGAAACCAATTATATCTCGTTTTTGTGAAATATATGTGCCTGAACCTTTACATAACGGCAATTTGATTAATTTGTATAAATATAATTTAGAATTGACTTTTGGAACAAACCCCACGAAATTACAGAGAATAGAATGGTTAAAAACCGAATTGAATAAACACGCCAAAAAAACATCTATTGAATTATTAATAGAATGCTGTAATAAATTATACGAAAAAAGTTATAGTGGATTAGACGTTATTTATTTAATTGAAAATGTGAATTTTATGGATTTTACTAATGAAAAAAGATATGAACTTCTTATTGCATTTAACAAAGTAAAGAAGGAATTTCGCAATGAGAAAATATTATTATTATTTATTTTGAATTTTCTTTTTTTAAATTCGGATTTTAATTTGGAAACAATATCTTTTATTTAAACCGGCGAAGAATATTTAACGATGCGATATTTTATGGAGTATAAAATATCACAATAATAAAATGGACGATTTTAACGTTTCTTCTCTCCATGAATCCAAAAATGAATGGGCAGCAAGGTTGATTAACATTTTTACACCATTAATTATCGAAGGATATAAATCGATTTTTAATGAAGCATTACAATTGTGCAAACAAAACAATGAACTTGATAAATATTTAATGACATTTCAAAATTTTATCTCACGCGTTCCTAAATGGAATGCCGCTATTATTGAAAAAGAGAGAACTAGAATAAACGATAAAAGTGGTTGTGGATATTTAGAAGATTTAATTACATGCGTTCATATAATTCAACTTAAAATTTTGACATCTATGCGTGCTGGAAACAAACAGAAGAAAATTAATATTACTATTCCAAAATTAGACGAATTTATTCATAAAATCTATATTAATGTTGCACGAAAAGTATACAAGAATGTCTATTTATTTGAAATTAATATTCCTCCTTTACAAATACAAAAATATCAGAGAGAACTTGAAATTATCGTTCAAGAATGCATTTTAATCACAATCCGCGAAAGTATCCCTGTTGAAACCATTTTAAAAGCATACATGGATGAAACTATTGAAGAAGAAGTCATTGAAGAAATTAAAGAACAATTGATTGAACAGTCTCCTGCACCGGCACCTGCACCTGCACCGGCACCTGCACATAGTCCTGCTCATAGCCCTGATCATAGTCCTGATCATAGTCCTGCTCCTACATCGAGTGGGTCTTCTATACCTTCATCTTATTTAACTCCTGAAAATGGTTCACGATTGAAATTTGATGACAATGATCATTATTTAGACACAAATAACAATCAATCGTCAGTAAATGCCCCTAAAACATTCGATAGATTAGAAGAAATAAGTAAGATACGAGCAGATCAACGAAGAGCTGAACAAGAAAATGATGATGATGAAAGAATTACTATTTCTAACAATGATATTAGTTTAGATAATTTAGACATACAACATATTTCACTAGATATGGACGAATTACCTGACTTGCTGAAAGATGAAATCGAAACATTGAATTAATTAAAATCTGAGTAATCTTTGCGTAAAAATCGTATTTAGAATAAGTATAAGAATACTATGTTTGCAATTGCTGGAATTATCTCCTTTATCTTTTTAATTGCGAAATTTATTGAAATGAGATTTATTGAAAAAGAAAATAAACCACTGAAAATAATGATACGCGATGCGTTATTAGTTTATTGTTGTGTTGTTGTTGGTTTATTTTTATATGAACAAGTCTCTCCTGCAAATATTGAATTAAAAAGTCCAAATGTGTTTACAGACAATCCAGGATTCTAATTCTTCAAGGATTAACACCTTTTTACATTTCCTCGTTAGTGCCTTTGGCAAACGCCGATTTTTAATTATTAAATAATATACAGTTATGTCCGATATTATTTAGAAAAAACTATTTTAGTTATTTTTAGTTAAACAATATAAAATAGTGTATTAATAAAATGGGTAAATATAGTTGCGAAAAATGTGCTAAAACCTTTTCTCAAAAATCACACTACGATAAACATTTAACTCGTAAAAATCCTTGTGAAATACAAACCGATAAGATAAAGGCGTTAATAGACAAGGCAGTTGAAGAAAAATTGATTGAATTAAATAAAAAATTGATTTCAAATAATACAGAAAACAATATTACAATTAACATCATCGAACAAATTGATATCTCAAAAATGAGTAAATTAGAATTATTGGAAAAGTGTAAAGAATTGGGTATTACAAAGTGCAGTTCAAAAAATAAATCACAATTAATAGAACTAATTAATGGCAAAAACAAAGTTGTTAAAGAACCTAAAATAATTTTATCAAATGAAGAAACACTACAGCAAAATACGCCAATTATTGAGGTTGATGCAAAAACATTAAATGTAATTGACCTATTTTGTGGTTGCGGTGGTATGTCAAAAGGATTAACTGATGCTGGGTTGAATGTAATTGCTGGAATAGATATTTGGGATACAGCTGTTGAAAGTTATAATAAAAATCATCATCACAAAGCATATTGTGCTGACTTAACGCAGTTGCCTCCTGAAAAGTTTAATGAATTATACAATAAAGAAAATAAAAATATAGATATTTTGGTTGGAGGTCCGCCATGTCAAAGTTTTAGTATTGCTGGAAAAAGAGATAAAAATGATCCAAGAAATGCTCTATTTATGGAATATGTGAAATATCTTGATTATTTTAAACCCAAAGCATTTATTATGGAAAATGTAATAGGGATGCTTTCAAAAAAAACAGCAAATGGTGAAAATGTTATTGACATCATAATGGAACAATTGAATAGAAATTATAATTGTATAATTAATAAATTATACGCAAGTGATTTTGAAGTTCCACAAAATAGAAGACGCACTATAATTATAGGGATTAGAAAAGATATAAATATTTTACCAAAAGAACCAGAACCCATTATAAAATCAGTCCAAGATAGAATACCAGTTAAAAGCATATTAATTTCAAAAGAAGAGGTTGATAAAAAATACTATTTAAGTGAAAAAGCATTAGCAGGAATAGCAAATAAAAAATGTGTAAATAAAGAAAAGGGATTTGGTTTTGGGGCACAAATGTTAAACTTCGACAAACCATCATATACAATTCCTGCGAGATATTGGAAAGATGGTTATGATGCGTTGATTAAATATAACGAAAAAGAAATTAGAAGATTAACAATTACAGAACTAAAAAGAATACAAAGTTTCCCTGATAATTATATTATAGATGGTTCAAATAAAGATATTATTATGCAAATCGGAAATGCGGTTGCTTGTAAGTTTGCATATTATCTTGGTAAGTATATAATTAATACTCTTCAGTAATTAATTCGTTCCAAAAACACGACCCTCTAAAATGTGAATAATTACGACTATTTCCATTATACATTCCACTATCAAATATAATTTTTTTATTTTTGATACATTCAATAAAATACTCAAAGTTAAATGCTCTACCAAAACAAATCTTTTCATATGTAGTGCCTATTTTTTTACATATAAAGAACCCATTTTTATCAAACTTGGTGTCAATATGTGGTTTCATTTTTGATGACTTCCATAAAGTAATTACAATGTTGTCATTTTGTAAGAATAATGGAAACCCAGCTTTTACACTTCTTGTATCATTTGAAAATGAATAATAAATGATTATATCATTATTTTCATTTATTGTTAATATCTGTCCGTTAGAATTCCAACTATTGAATGTTGGAACACAACTTCCAGACCACGAATATCTGTTTTCCTTGCTTGGATTTGGATTTCCAAATGTCTTAATAAAATCACTTCTGCTTAATTTTATATCATCAGTCCAATTGTTAAAGATATTAATGTTGTTTCTTTTATTTTTTCCTGAAAACGCATATTCACTTGCACTAAAATCTCCAAGTGTTGTTTTTCTTGAAGATTTTTTCATTTCATAACCATTGATGTCAGGTTCATTTTTTGCGTTATGCTTTATACCCATTTTTGTTTCTAACCAATGACCCTCTTTTCCACAATGTTTTATATTTTGTCCTTGTAAACATATTTGAACACCTTTAACATTTGTAATAAATAATGTTATTATTTGTTGTTTATCAATTTCAGTCGTGGTTTGTAAAAGTTCACTCATATTGTATATAATAATGTAATGAGTATATTTAAGCAATTCAATTTTTAGTTTAATACTTTTAACATTTTAAAAAGTATTAAATTGTGAAGAATTAAACATGTGGTATCATCGCATCAATGTTTACAAGATGCTCTAAGGAAACATCCTTTTTCATTGTCAAAAACTTTTTGAATTCTTCTCTCTCTAATTGAGCTTGAGGTGTATGATTGTGAACACATCTAGCAATCATTTTATATAATTTAAAATCAGGATATCGCTCCATGCCATTGTTTTTATATAGCAAATTCACGCCTTTGTCATCCAAACACCACTCTACAATTAATTTTATAAGAGGTGTACATTTTTTCAAATTTTTAACATCATTTATATCATCTACTAAATAATCAAAAATAGAACATGCTAACCTACATAAATCAAAACTATAATTCGGATCTAATCTTGGTTTTTTGTCATTTAAAAAAGGTTCTGTATTATATTGAGAAGAAGCATCGCCTTTAAATTCAAAACTGTCGCTACAAAATAGCTTGTTTTGAAATTTATAAATACTTCTTCCGAAATCTATGATTTTGAAAATTCTTCCATGCGTCGGCACCTTGTAATATTTATTTTTATACAAATAATACACGTGTTTTAATTTCGTTTCACAATACATAATGTTGTTCGTATGAAGGTCATTATGTGTGAGAGAAAATACCTTTTGATATGTTATTAAAATCATAATTATTTGCATGAATGCGGCAAACCATTCATTGTCATCTTCAAATTGGTCATTTAAAATAAGACTGTCTAATGTATTGTCGCATTTTTCCATGCAAATTACATGAACTGGAAATTCTTTTATGGTTGCCTTGAGTTCATCTTCTTCATCATCGCTTCCACTATTACTTTCATCATCTTCTTCGTGCTCTTCATTATCTTCTTCGCCCTGTTCAGCATCTTCTTGTTTATCCTTTTGACCATCATCTTTTTCTTGATTATTTTCATCATTTTCGTCAGCCTCATCATCTTCATTGTCCTTATTTTGTTCTTCGTTATCTGAATTTGATGTATAAGAAGACCTTGATGAAAAAGATGAACCTGATTTCAATGTAGTTGTAAGATTTGATGAAGATGTATCCATGCTTGAATGTGTAATATCAATCAAATCTAGTGATAAATCTTTTACATTATCGAGAGTCAAACAATTTTCATCAAATACATTTTCAAATAAATTATCTGCAATAACATCCGCAGATATATTCACAGTTTCAGTTGTATTGATTGTAATAGGCTCTTTTTTATCAAAATTATCTTGAAATAAATGTTCATATTCATCCACTGTAAATAATTTATTTTTGTGTTCATTGAAAAAAGGAGACTTCATTAAATATTCAATGTCATCCTCTACATTAATTCTATATTTTTGTTTAATGGAGAGAAAAGAACCATAGAAATCTACACCATTGATAAAATTATTATTATGAATTAAAAAACTGGATAAATAGACAAATAATCCGTCCACATACGCAGCATTGTTTACATCCAACATTTTAGAATGCACCAATGGTTGTTCTGTTTCTTGGCGTGTTGGCAAATTAAACAAATTTGGATTGGTAATGTCATATTTACCCAATAAATATTTGTATGGATCCAGAAGAGGTGCATATTTGAAAAATATTGGTTTTGATTTCACCTTTTGACTATTTATATTTTTAACATTTCCTAGATAAGAATTTTCTTCGTCGTATATTTTTTCTTTTACAGAAGTTAAATACCAAGTATGATTTAAATTCACATTTTTATAATTTGTTTCGGTTAATGTGAAAAATCTATCATATAATGGTATATAATTTTGCGTTTTAGAGAGAAATAAAGTATGTTTGTTTTCTAAAGTAAGAAATAATTCCTGATTTTTTCTTTTTTGATAATTCACATTAAATATCATTAATAGGTATTTAACATATAAATTATATTTCTTTTTAACTTATTATTGCGTTTTTTCATTTATTTTGTACTTTTTCTTTTTATTGCGTAATAATTATTATTTATTAAAACCGGCATTAAATATAAATGTCGCTAGAATTAAAAAAATTTGACATGAAAAGTATTTCTTTCAAACCAAATGATACTAAAGGACCAGTCATTTTCTTATTAGGACGACGAGACACAGGTAAATCGTTTTTAGTGAGAGATTTGTTATATTATCACCAAGATATCCCAATTGGAACTGTCATATCAGGCACAGAAGAAGGCAATGGATTTTATGGCAAAATGGTTCCTAAACTATTCATTCACAATGAATACAACACTGCAATTATTGAAAATATTTTGAAACGACAGCGTTCTGTATTGAAACAAATCAAAAAAGAAATGGAAACTTATAAAAAATCCAATATCGACCCACGCACTTTTGTGATTATGGATGACTGCTTATATGATAACACTTGGTCTAGAGATAAAATAATGAGACTACTCTTCCTCAATGGTCGTCATTGGAAGGTAATTTTAATCGTCACAATGCAGTATCCTTTGGGTGTGCCTCCAACCCTTAGAACGAATATAGATTATGTTTTTATTTTGCGAGATAATTATATCGCAAATCGCAAAAGAATTTATGAAAATTATGCCGGCATGTTTCCGACATATGAATCGTTTGCACAGGTCATGGACCAATGCACAGAGAATTATGAGTGTTTAGTCATTAATAACAACGTAAAATCCAACAAATTACAAGATCAGGTGTTTTGGTACAAGGCAGAAGCACATAATGACTTCAAATTGGGGTCAAAAGAATTCTGGGAATTGTCTAAGGGTGTCCAATCCGACGACGAAGAAGAACAATATGACCCTGCTAATACAAAGAAACGCGGTCAAGGTCCGAAAATTAACGTGAAAAAGACAAAGTGGTAGAGTTGTTTTTTAAAAAATTGATTTTAAAAATAAAAGCAATAAGAACTCAAAGATATACATCACTTACATATATAATATGACGCACCAAGCGTTGAACATTGTTGAACTTATTGAAACAAATCCCATCACAAGGTTAAATCAGACGTATAATGTGAAATTATTAGATAAAATTAAAACAAATTTCACAGAATATGAACAACAATTGTTTCTTACTAGCTTTTATTGCTATTTGAACTATAATAAAAAGACGGATTTTATCATTGATTTAGATAATATATGGGGATGGTTAGGTTTTGCGTCTAAATTTAATTCCAAAAGATTATTAGAAAAATGTTTTATTATTGAAAAAGATTATAAAACATTACGTCTCACTCATGAGAAGCAAGAAGTTACAACTCACGGAGGTCATAATAAAGAAATCATTATGTTAAATATCGAGACCTTTAAAAAATTTTGTATGAAAGCAGGAACAAAAAAAGCAGATGAAATTCACGATTATTATATAAAATTGGAAGAAATTATTCAAGAAATTTTGGAAGAACAAAATACAGAATTACAACAACGACTTGAAAATGAAAAAGAAGAAAAAGAAAAATTAAGCGAAGAACTTGAAACAATTAAGAGTAATAAAACAACCCTTTATATTTATAATATTGATAATAGAGTAGTTCCATCTGAATTAAAAATTGGAGTAACTTTAAATTTGCATAAAAGAATAAAACCTTATAAACAAATTTCAAAAAATGGTAATGTTGAATTTTCAATATCATTAGAAGACATTAATGTAAAAAGTTTGGAACATTATATTCATTCATTGTTAAAATCATACAGAATTGAAGGAGAAGTGTTTAGAATTGATGTTGAAGAAGCAAAGTGTATAATGATGGGTGTTGTAAATAGAAGTAAATTTATTCAAATAACTAATCAATCAGAAAGACAATTAAAACTAAGAAAATTATTCGAACAAGAAATGTCTATTATGAATGACGAACCCATAAAAAAGATATCAACAAATGAAATTGCTTGTCAAACTGATTTTGACGACCAAGTTCCATTGTCATATCCAATCATTACTACTAACATTGATTTATATAAAAGATTTGATGCTTATATTGAAGAGTGTTGTCTTATTGGTGAAACACTAGAGGTGTCTTCTGATGACATTATTGGACAATTTAGATTATGGAATAGAAAAGTATCAAATGAATTAAAAATGGCAATTTCGGATTATCTAAGAAGAAGATTTAAACATGTTAGATTGAAAAAACAGGATAAAAATCAGGTTCAGTATGGGTTTCAAGGAGTTATGTTAAAACTTGTTGATTATAAACCTTCTATTTTAATAACAGAAGTTGAAATATTTGTTCATGAAAAATGCAAATTTTCACCAAGCGGTAAAATATTTGTAAGAACCTTGATTGATGAATATAAAGAATGGAAACGAAATACAAGTAGAACAATTAACAGTAAAGATGAAAAAGAATTAAGACAATATTTGAATAGTCATCAACATATATTACCAGCAGTTATTTGGAAGCCATATGAAAAGAAAATTAATGAAGATGGTTCAAATAATACAACTGAAAACCATACAATGAGTAATGATGGATATTATGGAATATCTTTAAAAAGTGAAGATGAAAAACATTATAAAAATACAAGTAATAATGGAAAAAAAGTTGAAAAGAGGGATTTTCATACAGATACAGTATTGGAAACATATGAAACAATTGCCAAAGCAAAAGAAGAAACTAAACTTAGTACAATGACTTATGCTATAAAAACAAAAAGAATTATTAATGATGAATATTACTTTTGTCTTGCTAAAATTTAATGAATGACCTAAAATAATATTATAACATTTCAAATAATCAGTAATGTTATAATAAAGTAAAAAACAAATCTGTCTTAAAATATAGATTTTATATTTGGATAATACATTTTATCTCCTTTTTTAACATTGTATAAGCTAGTAAATATTTCGTTTCTGGATAATGGAACATTTACTCTGTATTTATCTGTTGAATGTGGGTTCATATTAATATAATATTGTATTGACTTTTTATTGATTTTTTCTCTCATTTGAAGTGCAAAATATATAAAAAAATCTTCAATGATTGCTTTTAATGATGACAATTCAACATTTGTTTTATTTAAAAAATCAATATAATATTGAGTGCATATATTAAGTCCGACAATATCAGATATATTTTCTCTTAAATTGGAAGATGAATTTATAGTTAATCCATCTCGTTTAGTAACAAATTCATAATGTTTTTTAATATTTTCTTGAATTTCATTATATTTTTTCATGTCTGTAGATGTCCACCAATTAATCAAATTTCCATTATAATCATATCTTGAACCTATATTATCTAATGAATGTGATAATTCGTGTGCTATTGTAAAACCAATGTTTGCTAAATTATAATCTAATGACGTGTCATTAGTTAAACTAATAAATGGTTCTTGAATGTATGCTAATGGTATATAAATTGAATTTGTAATAGAAGTATAATTTGCGTTAACTATAAATGATTGAGAACCACTATACATAAATGGATATTCTTCCCAATTAATAACAGGAATGATTTTAATTGGCAAATCATTTAATAGTAAATATTCATTATGTTTCCATTCATTATAACTTGACATGTTATGCCATATATCATTATTTATATAATTTAAATCTGGATCATCAACACTGTCTACTGACTCTCCAATTATTATTTTCAAATAATCAAGTTTTAATAAGGCTTGTTGTTTTGTTTTTGGTTCTAACCATGTATTATTTTTAATCATTTTATAACAAACACTTTTTAAATCAACACACATGTTAGTTAAATATTTTATTGAATTTGCATTTGTATATTGTGTAACATATAAGTCACTTAATAGTTTATTATATGAAATTAGTGTAAATCTAATTGCTCTAATTTCATCAGTATAATCATTATCCTGCCCCTTTAATAATTTTAAATAAAAATTATCACATATATGTTTATAATCATGTGTATATCTAATAATTTGTCTAACAAATATTTTAATCCAATATATTCTCCATTTCGGTGTTTTCCATTTCAGTAACATTAATTCACATATATTTTTCAAATAATCCAAATTTGAAACAACAAAATATTCAGGAATTGTTTTAAATCCAAGTTCTTTGCAATATTCTTTAAAATTAAATCTATATTTTTCTAATGCTTCATCCGTATTTACTTTATTATATCCATCTGGGTCATTATTAAAATTTGTTGTTGAAAAACACATAATTATATCTTTCTCTACATCAAAAATGTCTTGTGCATGTCCATATAAATCCTTATTTTCAGTTATATCTAAATAAGTATTCATATATTCAATATATTTATCTGAAATAAATTTATATTTTGGATTGTCTTGGTCTAAATAGATATTTACATCCGCATGCACTGAATATGGGGTTATATGCACACAATAATGTGTTGTCTTTTTTTCATTAGGTGACATGTTAAATGACAATGGTGCGTCACCAGATATCATTTTATTTTTGCTGATTAATGCTAATAATTTCCATAAATTATTATTATTTGGATCATTTATCAATTTATCTATTTTATTTATATGATTATTTATATACATTTTACATTGCTCTTTTGAAATTAAATTTTTTGCTGATAAATAAAATTCACGCATGTTAATAATTTCTTTTGATGTAGAATTCGTAGTAATTAAATTTGTATAAATGCCATTTATTTGATTATATACTTTGTCTTGCACTAATCTAAAATTATCTATTTTAGTTATGTATTTTTGGTTATGTAATACTGATACTTTATTTATCCAATTATAATTAATGTAATTATAATAATCATCTGTAGGTTTGAATTTATTTTTAGTTTTTATAAATAACATTAGATCATCATCTTTTTTTTTATAATTTATATTGTATTTTTTCAATTCATTTGATTTATATATTTTTTCAAAACTATTCAAATTTAATAAATTTTCATTACATGTGTCTTCTATGTTACAACCGTATTTACGAGTATATATATTGTGTTTATTATTATTTTTTGGTTTTTTATATATATTTTTTTTAGTATATTTCATATACTACCAAATTATTTTTTTATTTTCAGAATACATATTATCTCCTTTTTTAATATCATAGATAGAATCAAATGTTTTATTTTTGGATAATGCTAAATTTATTAAAATGTGTTTTGATATTGTTGAAATAACTGGAAGAGGCATGTTTATATATTTCCTATCTTCTTTATTCGCATTAACAAAAAACGAAAAAAATGTTTTTATTTTGGATATAGAAATTACATGTGGTAAATCTGTTGTAGCATAATATGATTTTAAATATTCGCAGCATAGATGAAACCCATTTATAAATGCAATAATTTCATTTTCATTACCCTTTATATTAACATTTTGTATTTTATGTTTTTTTGCCAATGACAAATATTCATTAATTGTGTTTGTTTTTAACATTGAATATTTTTGTTCAGTTGCATTTTTCCACCAATAATATAAATTTCCATGATAGTTATAATGACAACCATCATCATCAATAGATTTATACAATTCTTTTGCTATTAAAAACCCAATGTTTGCTAAATTATATATTAATCCTGTTCCTTGTAAATCCATCATTGGAATTTGTATAAATGATGCTGGAACATATATTGCATTTTGTGTGGAATAATATTTAATTGATGGAACAAATATTTGTGTTCCAGTAAATTCAAATGGAAATTTATTCCAATCCATTGTAGGGATATTAATGACATTGGTATTGTCTAATGTTAATAAATAAGCATGTTTCCAGTTATAATATAATGTTATGTTGTGCCAAATATCATCATTCGTATAATTTAAGTCTGGATCATCCACAATTTTTAATGTTTTTCCTACTATTATTTTTAAATGTTCTATGGTTAATAAAGCCTCTGTTTTGGTTTTATTATCTAGCCACGTATTATTTTGAATTATTCTATAAAATACCATTTTTAAATCAGTAATTAATTTTGAAATATAATTAACTCCTGCAACATCATTATATTTTTCAATATAATAATCACTTAATAATCTATTATATGTAATTAAGGTTAATCTAATTCCTTCTATTTCTGGTGTAAAAGGTGCTAATTTTCCATAAAAGTAATCTACAAAAAACTCACGCTGTGGTGTATTATATATTATCTCTGTAAACCTGGCTATTTGTCTTGCACAAATAAAAATCCAATATCCTCTCCATTTTGGAGTATTCCAATTATCAATCATCAATTTACACACCTTTTCAAAATAAACCAAATCTTTAACAATGCATTGTTCTGGCAATTCAGTGTAACCTAATTCTTTGAAAAAAACTTCATAATTAAAATTATATTTTTGCTCATTATTTTTATGTATAATATTATATTCATATGGAGTGGCGTCTACATTTAAACACAAATATATTTCATGATGAACATCAATAATGTCCTGAATGTTAACTCCGTGGTTTTTACCTAGCAATGCTGTAAATATGGCATTTAGCAATTTCATATATTCTTGAGTATTAGTATCACCATCTATTAAATTATGCAAAAATTTGCTCCATTTATTTGTTAAATAAATTGCAAATTTAGTCGTATTTTGTTCATTTGGAGATAAATCATAGGATAAAGGTAAAGATCCTGAAATAATTCTATTTTTATTAAAAAATGCCAACATTTTCCATAAATTATTTTTAGTGGTATCCAACATACACTCATCAATATACTGCACCAGTTCATTTATGTATTTTCTGGCAGTTTCGAGTGAAATTTTTTTTTTGGCAGATTCATAAAAATTGTTAAAATGTTTATTTTTATGTTTATTTAAATTAACCAATTCAATCATTTGATTATAAATTTTATCTTGTAATAAAGTATTTGAATTAATATTTCCAATATATTTTTGAGAATTATTTAATGTTATTTTGTCATGCATGTTTTTAGAAATATATTCATAATAATCATTACGTAATAATTGTTGCATTTCATAGCTATTTTGTTTTTTAAAATAATCTATAATTCTTTTATTATTATTTGCGTTATAATTTTCTTTATTTTCAAAAGAAACATATCCTGGTAATAACACATTACATGTACTATTTTTTGTTGTTTTACCTTGATTTTTACTTTTCTTATAATGCTTTTTTGTTTTAATGATAGACATATAATTAAAACAAATATTATTATTTTGGGTTTGTTATAATTAATCCTTTTTTGAGAAAGGATTTCCGCCATGGTCGCTTTTGCTAGTTAGAATATTGTTTCCCTCAAACAACTCCTTCCTAACATCCGCTGTTGAAATTTCTTGATTTTCTTCTTTCAATTTATGTTCTTGAGTATTTACACCAATTAAATTGCCATTATCATCAATTGACTGAGTTAACACATTCCCAGATTTTTCGGCATTTTTTATATTTTCTTCGATGGCCTGTTGTTTTGTTTCTTTTACTCGCTGTTCAAACGCATTTTTTGCGTTTGTTTCATTCTTTGTCTTCTCGTGCATCAATTTATTCAATTCTTCTTCCATGTATTCTACACGACCTGTTTTATATGCTTCTGGTTCCCAAGGCATCCATAATCCAATTGGACCCACAAATACATCATGATTTGGGTCAACTTCTCTTAACATTTTACATCTTAATTCGGCTTCTTCCAAAGTTGGAAACACACCACGAATTTTTAGTCCTCGTGTGCTCGTCTGGAAATTATGTTCAACACCAAATCTTTTTTCCAGCTCTTCTTCATTATTATCTAAGAAAGTTTTGTATTCATCTTCGATTATTACATTTGTTAGATTAGAACGCTCTTCTTTTACAAAGTCCTTAAAATCTTCTGTCATGTCGTTAAAATTAATGTTGTATTTAAATGATACAAAATTCAAAAATTGTACAAACTTTTCCATTGATTTTGTAAAATCCCACTTCTTTAGGAATTCTTGAAAATAAAAAATTTCCTTTTGCTTTAGAATTTTTTCAGGAGACACAAATGATACACATACGAATTTTTGCCCAGCAATGGGTTTGTCTTCTTCAAGCAAATCTACATATTTTTTATTCTTTTTACCATTTTTAGTAAGTTTCCTTTCAAAATTGATCGGTTTAGGAGGAACAGGAGGAGTTGCCGGCATTTTTTCACTCATTATGTTTAGTTGTTTTCAATTGTTTAAGTTTTTTTCTTATTATTTAAGTTTTTTAATTAATTATGCAAGTTTTTTTCTTATTATTTAATATAATGAACGGATTGGTAAATGTTAATGAATTAATCAAACGAATAATCAAGTATTTAGTTCAAGGTTTAATGGTTGCCATCGTTGCGTTTGCAATTCCTAAAAGGTCTTTAAACCTTGATGAAATCGCAATTATATCGTTGACTGCGGCGGCTACATTTTCTATTCTTGACACATTTTTACCTTCCATGGCAGCACCTGCTCGGTTCGGTGCTGGATTTTCAATTGGATCAAAATTAGTTGGTGGTATTTAAACCGGCAAAAATTTAAAACCTTAATGGCGTTCACCATTAAGGTTCATGATGAAGCGTAGCTTCATTTAAAATGGGACGCCATGGCATCCCAATTTTAAACTTACCTGTCACTGACCCTAAGAATAAATCCGTCTGAGGGCGAATTTAATTCTTCAAGGGTTTAAAAGGAGCTTCGCCCCTTCATTTAGACAGTATGAATAAATTCCCAATCTAATTCTTCGCATATTTGTTTCCAAATACAGTCTTGTTCTATTCTCTTTTCAATGTCTTTTAACATTGGGAAATGTTGCAAATATTGCGTCTCTCCAAGCAATTCACATAATTTATAGGCTGTGTAATAATAATTTAAAAAATTCACTCTATCATCTGGACAAAATTTGGAATAAGGTGCTTGTAATTCTATAAATAAATTACACAATGTATCTTCCAATTCAGGAGACATGATTGGCGGTTTAATACCCAACTTATCTTTAATAAATGGTATGTGTTCATAGTATTTATTATAGCCCAACTTTTTCAATATTTCTTTTGTTTTGTTATTTGTTATATGAGCAATAGAAATACGCTCCTTTTTTATTTGTTGTTTAATGTTTTCAATGACATCCGGAGGTATCTGAGTAGTCTCTTTACCTTGAAATTGTGCCAAAATTTCTTTGAAATGATTTATCCTTTTGTATGCATAAAAACACACTTCTTTTGGTGGCTCTTTATATGAAGGTTTCTCATTTTCTATTAAATATGGAATGTTTTTAAAACATGCATTGCATATTAACATTCCATCATCCTCTAATGGAATTAATTCACCTTTAAAACAAAATTTACATATATCTGATTGACAAATAAATTGATTAATGTCTAAAAAACTGTCATCTATATTACTCAAATATTTATTTACAATGTTTGTTTGACTTTTGTTGTCGGACGAGGTGTCTTCGTTTTCTGGACTTTTTATCTTGAAAAAATTGTCTAGCAATTTATTTTTCGTGTTTTGTTGTTGCTCTTGTTGAATTTCAGAAATGTTTTTTTTATTTTCAAAATAGTCAAATATATATTTAGAATTGTCCAAGTAATACGACTTCTTTTTATTTTTAAGTTCCTTTATGGATTGTTTTATTTCTGTGATTTTATCTTGTATCTCCATGATTTGGTCAATGTTTTTTGAATGTTTTGACTTTTTTAATTTCTCTTCCAAAGAATGCTTCTCCTCCTTTAATTGAGGAATATTATCTGTTTCATCTCTTATAAATTCATTCAAAAATTCATTGTGCTTTCCGTCCAATGTTGTTGAACTCTTTTTATTCATCTTTATCTTTTTTTGAGGTTTAGGCTTAAAACTAGGCATATTATGTTTATTTTTATTACTTTATTTCTCTTTTTTATAAATGGAACAAATTAAAATTAATAAAATTGATAAAAATGATATTGATAAAACTACATTACATAAAATGATCCTATTATTTAATGCTCTCGAAGATGGGTGGACCATTCATCGAAACAATCAATCATATGTATTTTCAAAAAATCACGAGGGAAAAAAAGAGATTTTATTAGATAGTTACTTATTGAAATTTATGAAAACAAATCTTGACTTGAGCAAAATATTGGAGAATTAGTTTATTTGTTATATCTGCGATGGGTCATCTTGTAGTTTACATGCCTTTTTTGCGATTTAAATTTATGTCCGCGGCGTTCTTCGTCATATATCATAAATGTATAGGATTTTTCATTTATGATATATTCATTCTGTTTCTTATTCGATGACATTTTATTGGTTTTATTCAAAATCTGACCATTGCGAATCGGAGTTAGTTGAGAACGACACATTGGACAAGTCAATGGGTATTCTTCTGCTTCTGCATCCAGAATTTCTTTATAATGACTGTAATTTCCAAATAATTCTTCCATGTCTTCTCGTGTATAACATGTGGAGTAATTTGATATATCACACGCATGAACGCATAAGTAATGAAACTTATGTCCGCATTTTGTCAAGACATAATCTCGAGTGATGACTTCCAAGCAAATTGCACACATTTCTTGGTCTTCTTGTTGTGTTTCGTGTTGTGTTTGCATTTTAATTGTGATTGTGTTGGTTGTTAAGTTGATGTTATTAGTATGGTAAAAAAGCAATTCAATTTTTTTAAATAAAAATGATTAATTACATTACTTATTAAATCGACGAAATCTTAATTTACTATTAGTATTTCTTTTTTGCGATTGAAATTTATTTTTTGATGTTGGTTCATCATCGTGCTTACATTTCCAATTGTGGCGTGGATTTATGATTTTAACATCTTGGGCAACAGATAAAGATATCTGATTTTTCGACATTACCTGTTTCTCTTCACGAATTGATTTTATAGGAGAACGACACAACGGACAACTTAAAGGTGAATCGTTATCATTAATATCTATCATTCTTTTATAATAACTGTAATTTCCAAACAATTCTTCTAATTCTTCAGGATCATAAAATTTACCACGATGTGTCATGTCACATTGATGAATACATCCATAATGAAATTGATGACCGCATTTTGTCGTAAACAAATCACGATTATTTACCTCTTCCAAGCAAATTGCACATATTTCATGTGTGGATGTCAAGGTTGTTTCGTTTTGTGATTGCATTTTAATTGAATTGGTTGTGTTGGTTGTTAAGTTGTTGTTAGTATCATGGTAAAAATCAAATCATTTTTTTAATTTACAAACAAACAGGTTTCCATTTATATCCATTATAAATCTCTCCAGTTTCAGTAATTCGTCGTATGATTGCCGTTGAAATCTGTGCGACATTACACACTTCACGATTGGAATTGTATGTTTTAATTATTTCATTTGTTTTTGGATCTATTTGTTGCACTTTTTTAGAACAAGCAGACACATATTTCTCTGGGAGTTTTGAATGAGATAAATATTCGGTTTGCATTTCTTGTGAACACGCGTCAAAAAAATTCCAATACATTCCTGAAGAGAGTGATTGTTGTTGAATTGCTCGTGTGAAACTATTACATTTCATGTTTCTCGCTTCAACTGCTTGTTTTTGATTTGAATATACTGCTAGAATTTTTGTTTTTTTAATATCAATCATTGCTATAAACTGCACTTCTGGAGAAACATTTTTGGTCTCTTTCGTTGGTTCCAATTCTTGAGGAGGCTCTTCATTGCGATTTACATATAACCACCTGAACCCTTTGTAAATGGTATTATTTTTTGATGCCAATTTTAATGGAGTTGGAGAGAATGTTGCGTTTTGTCTCTCTACATCTGATGGACCATTATACATTTTAATTGGTGTTGTCAAATTATCTGGATTATATTGATATATTTTGGGAATTCTACTACTATGATTTCGTTTTCTAATTGTAAATAATTGTGGTTCTTCTTTGGAAATTTCTTTTTCTTCTTCTTCTTCTTCTTCACTGTTTTCTTGATTTTTAATACTTTCCTCTATTTTTACAATTTCTAATTCAATTTCTCTCTTTTTTAATTTAAATGTGTTCAATTCTTGTTTTGATTTTTCACATTCTATTTGGGTTTTAATTAGTTCTTGTTTTGTTTTTTCATATTCTATTTGTTTTTCAAATAATAATATTTTGTAAATACTTTCACTTTCATATTCAGCATTTACTTCATTTTCATTATTTGCAGGTTGGTTTATTATTTTAATTTCAAAGAGGGACTGATTCTCTTTTAATTCAAGTCCTTTAATTTCTATTTGCAGTTGCAGTTTTTTTATTCTTATATTAGAAAGTTCATAGTTTTTTTCCGAAAGTTCATAAAATGAAGTCATTATACATATTATTAAATGTGTATATTTATATTGTTTAATTAAACATTTACGATTGTGTTAATAAGTTGTGTTTATAACATTATTCAATATAGTAATCGAGGAATGTAATAAATTATACTATTTATTTCTCTCAATACATTTGACAAATCAAATGATGGTTCATTAGGATTATATCTTATTATTTTATTTCCTAATGATAATAAATGTTTTTCTCTAACCTTTTCTTTTATTGGGTCTCGGTCTTCGTGATTATTTTCATCACATTCAATGATTAATTTATAATTAATAAAATATAAATCAACTCTATATTTATCAATTATAAATTGTCTTTTGCAATCAATTATACCTTTAAATGAATTTTCAATAAATCCTATTGTTTGATTTTCAACACACATCCCAATATTTACACATTTTATGTTATCATTAATATCAACAATATATCTATTTCTAAAATTATATGAGTTTTTAAATAATTCAAATGCTTCTTCTGTAAGCAAATATATTATTTTATTTTGTCCACCATATTGTTTAACATCTGTTTTAATATTAATATATTTAATATAATGAATATTTTCCTTATAATTTTTCTTTAAATTGTCTGTTAAACTTGCTTTTCTGGAAGATAAATATAATAATTCATCTAAATTTCGGATAAATAAATTCATTTTTATTTGTTTATTGGTTTAATATATAACTTAATTTATTTCATTTTTTTATAATCAATAACATATTTTATGAATTGTTTAACGCAGAATAGCTCGTAGCGGTTATTTTGTAATCTACCCCATCATTAAATTTTTTTATCAATAATTGTTTTGCATCACCTTTTCTTGAAAATTGAATTTCTCTCCAAACCATATCAAAATCAACCACAAATGCGGTATTATCCTTTCCATATTGTAAATATAAATAATAACTTGTCATAAACAATTCTTCATCTGTTTCACTCATTTGAGATTTGATTAAAGTAAAGAGTTCGTCGTTTTTATGATTCAATGCGCTTGTGATAACTTCCATTATACTATATTATATGCGGGTTATTTAAGTGATTTCATATAAACTTTGATTGTCCTTAAAATAAAATTGAACTGATTTTTAACCATATAGTTATCTTTAACACAATGGAACAATCTTTAAAAAAGAAGTGTGAAACAAAAAAATGTCCTCACGGAAAAATAAAATATCGATGCAGAGACTGTGGTGGTGGTGCGTATTGTCAACATAATAGAAGAAGAGAGCATTGCAAAGAGTGCGAAGGTTCTAGTATTTGTCAACACGGAAATAGAAAATATCGATGCAAAGATTGTGGAGGCTCATCTATATGCGAACACGGAAAAGAAAAAAATTATTGCAAACAATGTGGTGGCGTTGGTATTTGTGAACATGGTAAATATAAACGACACTGTGTTGAATGCGATGGTGCTGAAATTTGCGAACATCATAAAAGAAGAGATATTTGTATTGACTGCAAAGGAAACGCAATATGTGAACACGATAAATTAAGGTCATATTGTAAAATATGTGACGGGTATCGTTTATGTAAATCTGAATGGTGTTACACTAGTGGAAATACAAAATACAACGGGTATTGTACTAGATGTTGTATTTATTTATTTCCCGAAATACAGGTATCTAGAAATTATAAAACAAAAGAAACTGATGTGGTAAATAGAATAACCGAGACCTTTAGGGATTTTACTTGGGTTCACGATAAAAAAATTATAGATGGTTGTTCTAGACGACGTCCTGATTTATTGTTAGATGTTGGCAGTCATATTATAATTATTGAGATAGATGAAAATAAACACAATTTATATGATTGTAGTTGTGAAAATAAAAGAATAATGGAAATCTCAAGAGATTTAGGACATCGTCCAACTGTATTTATCCGATTTAATCCGGATGATTATATTAATGATGATGGTGCAATAATAAAGTCTTGTTGGAAAATAAATAAATCGGGATTATTGAATATTATAAAATCAAAAGATAAAGAATGGGAACACCGCATTGAAGTGTTAAAAGACCAAATAAATTATTGGATAAATAATGTTACAGAAAAAACAATAGAAATTGTAGAATTATTTTATTAAGTAATTAAATTTAATTAAATCAAAAATATAATTTTTTTTTCTTTAGTAATAATATAAATTTTATGGCGGGAGGGCTGATTAAACTTTAACTAGTCAACAACAGGGGGCTTGAAAAAAGTGCAACCCTCTAGTGTATAAATTGTAAAAAATTATACGCGACACCATAAATTGCGGGAACCTCCTAAAGCTTTAGCTACCACTTTTATTTTGAAAAATATAAAAGGAACTCGGGTAATGACCGAACCCAATGGTAAAAACGCTAAAGATGAAACAATGGAAAATCCGCAGACAAGTTCCTAATTGCGTTATAGTAAGCATATGGAAAAATTTCAACGACTACAATCGGTGGATGTCAAATGATGGTCTAACTAGCCTGATGATGTTTAATGTATAGTCTGGTCCTGTCGCGAAAGGTCAGGTGATTGTGTATTAATAAGCATATACAATCTGTAAAACATAAACGGCAATTAGTAGCTTATGGTGCACAAGATGTTTACCTTACAGGAAATCCTCAAATCACTTTCTGGAAGGTGACTTACCGAAGGTACACGAACTTTTCAATTGAATCTATTGAGCAGACTTTTAATGGACAGGCTGATTTTGGTCGTCGTGTCCAGTGTGTGATTAGCCGAAACGGTGATTTGGCTTACCGCACCTATCTTCAGGTGACCCTTCCTGAGATCAACCAGCAAATGGGAAATGGACAATCATACTCCGCAAACAACAACAGTGCTGGTGTGTATGCTCGTTGGTTGGATTATCCTGGAGAGCAGCTTATTGCTCAGGTTGAAGTTGAAATCGGAGGTCAGCGAATTGACCGTCAATATGGTGATTCCATGCACATTTGGAATCAGCTCACTATGACGGCTGAACAGCAACGCGGATATTTTAAGATGATTGGTAACACGACCCAGCTTACATTTATTACTGATCCATCTTTCTCTGATGTTGATGGTCCTTGCGACTCTCAAGCTCCTCGTCAGGTGTGTGCTCCTCGCAATGCTCTTCCTGAAACCACTCTTTACATTCCTCTTCAGTTTTGGTTCAACACCAATCCTGGTTTGAGTTTGCCTCTTATTGCCTTGAATACTGTAGGGCAGAAAAGTATCCATCCTAAAGAACCTGAGCTCTTCTTTAGGGAAAATATGTTAGGGTCTCAGAATTATTCCCAGATGCTAGTTGCTTGTTGTTAATTCAACTTGCAGCGACAAGACCAAATTGTTCGGGAAACTCTTAAAGCTGTAAAATAAAATTGATTTGTATTATATTAAAATGAAAACATTAATTAAAACAATGACACAAAAACACTGTTGTAAGTGTAAAATATTATTAGAATTAAGCAACTTTGGTAAATTAAAAAATGCTCCTGATGGTTATAGATATGATTGTAAAGATTGTAGAAAACAATTTAGATTAGATAATGCTGAACAAATTAAAATTAGTCAACATGAATTCTATGAAAAAAATAAAGATGAATTATTAGTTAAAAACAAAGAATATCGTCTACATAAATCAATCACAATCAATAATCAAAGGAAAGAATATAGAAACCGTCCAGAAGTTCAAAAACATATTAAAATCAAAAATAAGGAATATCTTCCAATAAGAAGTGTAAAAACAAAAGAAAGATAATTTTGGAATGGTTTGGCAAATAGACCATATTCTTCCTATAAATGGATTTGATTTTACACAAGAAATAAATAAATATATATGTTTTAATTGGACAAATTTACAACCGCTTAGTTGCTTTGAAAATAGAAGTAAATCTGATAAATTAGAATTACACTATTACTTTAATAATATTGTTAATGTTTTTCGTTTTAATAATAAATACAATCAATTTAATGGGTACCAATTTTTAAGCGAAAGTTTGAAATGGCTGAGAAATAATGAACTCAGGTATGGTAAAAATCCCACAGATGAAGGCAAATAAGCCTGAAATAGACAATCCGCAGCCAAGCCTCTAAGTCCGTTATGATAAGGATATGAGGAAGGTTCAACGCACTTACGGTTTTGGACTTGAAGTGTCTAATCAACACTAATGATGGTTTAAGATAAGTACTACTCCCTCTGTTACATGAAATACACCGAAAGGTGGGGTATAACGTGATGTACAGTATCACGAAGTTAAAATCAATCTCGATATTCGCCCAATTGACCAGTGTTTGTGGGCAGTTACATCTCTCACCTGTCCTAACTCTGCTAACTCTCCTGGCAATCCGGTTCCTGCCACCATTGCCTACAATCAGTCACTCGTAGCTGCTTCTCTTTATGTTGATTACGTGTTTCTCGATACGGACGAACGTCGTCGTATGGCACAGAACCCCCATGAGTATTTGATTACTCAGCTACAGTTCACCGGCGACGAGTCTGTCGGATCTTCTAGTAACAAGATTAAGCTCAATTTCAATCACCCAGTGAAAGAATTGATATGGGTTGTGCAGCCTGATCAGAATGTGGATTATTGCTCATCACTCAGCTGCGACGCCACTCTTTTCAAGGTTCTTGGTGCACAGCCATTCAACTACACGGATGCTGTCGATGCTCTTCCAAACGCAATCCATGCCTTTGGCGGACCTCAATCTGTGGCTGCGGACAGTCGTGCCTTTATTGATGCCAATGGACTTTTCACTGATGCTGGAGCATTTGACGTGGCTGAATCTGGTGTCTCAGGATATTGGAATGGACCCAATGACCTTTACACTCAACCCAATCTTGCTGTTGTTGGAGGACCTGAATCTTCCGTCTCTGATGCCGGAACTTTTGTCCTTGCTGAAACCTCTCTTGACATGCATTGTTGGGGACAGAACCCCGTTGTCACTGCCAAGTTGCAGCTCAACGGTCAGGACCGCTTCTCTGAACGTGAAGGCTCTTATTTCTCGTGGGTCCAGCCTTACCAATCTCACACTCGATGCCCAGATGAAGGTATCAATGTTTATTCATTTGCCTTGAGACCTGAAGAGCATCAACCGAGCGGGACTTGCAACTTCTCGAGAATTGACAATGCCACTCTTCAACTTGTGCTCTCAAATGCTACGGTTCAGGGAACCAATACCGCCAAGGTCCGAGTGTATGCCTACAACTATAACGTGCTAAGAATTATGTCGGGGATTAAAAACGCCTGTCCCCAACAGTTGGCTGCCATATTAGATATTTGCTTCCTAATATGGATAAACAGTGTAAAGCAGATATGCGAAAATGTCGCATTATATAACCAGCTAGTCTCTTCTTTCTGACTATTTTATGAGTCAGTATTTAAAGAGGCAACATTTCTAACATGCAGGAACATCCTAATAGCCTTTTCTACTACTTTTTTACGTGAAAATGTAAAAAATACTCGGGGTAATGACCTAGAGCATAGTGACAACGAAAAGGATTGGACAATCTGCAGCCAAGCTTCTACGTGCGATAAAGCAAGCATAAGAAGAAGGTTCAGAGACTATAATGGAATGGGTTTGAGAGAACTAGCAATTCTCTGTGATAACTTAAAGAATAGTCCACATTTTTATGAAAGTAAAAATATAATCCACTGGGGCGGATTAGCTTATAGCAACTAAATCTAATAGACAAATATTATTAATTAAAGTTAAACAACATAAAGACATTCATATTATAATTATTATAATATGAAAAAAATTGAACAGATTTTTTCAGAAAAAGTAGGCGTCATAACTGAAACAATGAAGCCAATTTATTCGCACAATTCAGAACTTTCTTGCGGAATTATTACATATAAGGATAAAACATATTATATGGATTTTGATGATGTTACTAAAATTATAAATTATGCTAGAAAATTTGTATTTCAGTTAGAAACAGATATTTATCCATCATTTAATTACAATGAACAAAAAATAAATTATTTAATGTTCTTATATAATTTTAAGGAAGACAATGTTAGATATGTTTTTAAAAATGAGAATCCGCATGATTTAAGAAGATGTAATGTCGATTTTTATCATATATATCATGATACAATAATTAATGAGCATCATATTATAGATTATATTCCAGGACATTATGCGAAACATGGAGCAGACTCATATTTTATGAAAAATCCTATATGGAAAATTCAAGAAAACGGAAAAGAATATTTATTAATGTATTGCGAAAAAGATACAATTTGTAAATTATGTCCTATAAGTTATCAAAAAATATTAGATTTCGAATTAAATAAGAATGATTGCAAAAAATTAACATACCATAAAAGTTGTAATGGATATATATCTTCATCTAATTCGTCATTATCTATTCATCAAATAATAACAGATTGTTACGGTAATGGAAAAGGAACAAAAAATATTAGTGTAGACCATATTGACCGAGACCCCTTAAATAATAGTTGGGAAAATTTGCGAATTGCAACAAGAGAACAACAAGAACAAAATTCAAAAGGAATATCTGAAGGAACCAAAAGAGCAAGAAAAGCAAATGCAAAACCATTGCCAGAAGGAATTACAACAGAAAATATGAGAAAATATGTTGTATATTATCACGAATGGTTGAACCCTGAAAAAACCAGAAGTAGAGAATTCTTCAAAATAGAAAAAAATCCAAAATTAGAAAAAACATGGATAGGAACTAAATCAAATAAGGTGACAATTCAAGATAAATTAGCAGAAGCAAACGCATATGCGGATGAATTAAATAAAAATTGAAACAAAATAATGATAATATAAGGGGTGTTAATACAATGTCAAACAATATTGAAATAGACAATCAAGAAAAACTAATGAAATTTAAAACAATTCTACCACATCCTTCATATATTTCTGGATTCATTGATGGAGATGGGTGCATTTTTATTAGAAAAATAAAAGATGGTTATCAATCAGGATTCACAATAACACAATGCAGAACAAATATATTACAAATTATTCGTTATCATTTTGGAGGTAGTATAACCACATCAAACAATCGAAGTAATAAAACGATAAATCTCATGGATGAAAATAATACATTTTTTCACAAATATAATGTGAGAAATCAATACAATTTAATTATTCGCGGAAATGAATATAACATATTATTAGAATATTTACAAAATACTTTTATAATTAAAGAGTTCCAATATCAATGTTTGTATGAATTTAGTAAATCATCTACTCGACAAAAAAAAGAAGAATTGTTTATAAAATGTAAAGAACTAAACATGGAACATAATTTATCATCTCAATATTTAGCAAGGTTAAATATTGAATATATTGCTGGGTTGTTTGATGCAGAAGGTTGTGTTTATATAAATAAAAATAATCATAATAAATTTTATCTCTCTATTAGTCAAAAAAGTCATCCAATAATATTGTCTGAAGTAATAAAATTTATTGGATATGGAAATATAAATTCACATAAGTATATTATTTATAATAAACTGGATTGTTTAAAATTAATGTCCTTAATAAAACCTCATATAATTGTAAAATATAATCAGGTTGTTGCGTTTGAAACATTTTTAATAACATCTGATGTAGAAATAAAACAAGAAATGTATAAAATTTGCAATGAAGAAAAGCATATAATTGAAAATTTTATTGATAAAGAAGAACATTTGAAAGACGGTTATTTACAAACAATTCAACTGAGAGAAATGAAACAACGTGTTTGTAATCAAATTAAGCTAAAAGAATTCTATAAAAATAAATCAGAAACAATGAAAGGAGAAGGTAATCATAATTTCGGTAAACATATTTCAACTGAAACTAAGAAAAAAATGTCAAACTCTATTAGAGATGCAAAAGGTGGAATAAGTGATGATGTTATTATACAAGTGAGAGAATATATTAAACAAGGATATAAAAATGTTCAAATACAAGAAATATTATCATTGTCACGAAACTATGTAACCCAAATAAAATCTGGAAAATTAGTTTGCAGAACTGAAGAAAACCAAGTTATTACAGCATCGACTCAAGAAGAGATTAATTTATCAAAAAGAAAGATTGTGCCACAAGAAATTATTATCATTCTTGAAAAATATGTTGAAAACATGAAGCCCACGCAAATTTTAAATTATTTGAATGAAAATTATCACAATTCTACAGCAACCATTGATATTATTAAAAACATCAAAAGGTCATTAAACGCCAACAAAACAATTATATATGAATCGGAACTAAGCAAAGAAAAATACAAACATTATTTAGAATTAATTGTATCATTAAAGGGTTAATCAAATACTATTTGTTTCTTTAATTAAAAGCATAAAGGCTGTTCGCATAATAATATAAGCTTGGTTGATATGAATACTAGCCAACTACAAGAACTTCTTATCATGATGAAATCATTATCATCAAAAGTTGACAATCTTGAAAAACTGATACAAGAAAAAATATTAAAAGAAGAACCCAAAATCACAACAGGATTTAGTCAACCATTGGCAACAATTGGTCCAAGACTACAACAAATACATCCTGAAACATTGCAACTAGTAAAAGTGTATGAAACTGCCGCTGAATGTATGAGAAAAGACCCAAAAATGAAACGCCCTAGTTTGACCAAAGCAGTAATGGAAAATTTAGTGTATAATGGTTTTCGATGGTTGTTTGTGGACCGTGAATTAGACCCAAGTATTATTCATTCAATTCAACCAACAAAACAAACCAAAATACAGAATTTGGGATATATTGCACAAATAAATAAAGAACAAACTGAAATTATGAATGTTTTCATTGACCGTAAAACGGCGGCACACATGAACGGATACGAATCAACGGCAGCATTAGACAATCCGGTGAAAAATTTCAGTTTAACAAAAGATACATACTATAAATTATATGATGATTGCGATGCTGAATTAAAAACCGCATTTGAAGAACAATGTGGCGAACCTTTTTTGTATAAAAATGGTGCAGGACAATTTGACGCAGAACATAAATTGACCAAGGAATTTGCGAGTAAATACGACTGCATAAAACAACTAAAAATGAGTGACAAAACACTGACAAAATGTTACAACAAAGACATACAATACAATGGTTATTATTACAAGGAAATTGGAAGCAAATTATCAGTTAAGAGTTTAAAGTGAATTTATACTAATCAATCATGGACCAATCCACCCAATACAACCAATCGCAATATCTTCAACATAAAAAGGAGCGAAGAGAGAAGAAGAAGATGTCGAAAAGGGATGTTTCAGGAGAAGACATTATTTTTATTTTTGAAAAAGTCTTGGAAGGTTGGTCTACAATTCGCATTTATAATACAATCATTCAATCAAATCCTACTTCAGGAATTACAAAAGAAAAGACGGAAAAATATGCAACAGGAAATTGTAAAATATATGAAAAAGAGGTTGCAATCAAAGAACGATTTCAATATTACAATGAATTAAGAGAGAAAGTGTATCAATTTCATAAATTGGACAAATAATATTAATTATTCACCACGTTTTTAAAATACTTATTCTCTCTTTGTATATTATGTCAAAAAGAACATTAAAAGGGGGAAAATGGTCGTTAAAATACAAACGCAGTATTGATTGCAAACATCCAAAAGGGTTTTCACAAAAACAGCATTGTAAATATGGTAGAAAGAAAACTAGACGCAGTCAGAAGTGATAATTTTATTTTTAAAAATTAAAAATAAAAAATGAAATGCTTTAATGAACCTAGAAAGACATTATCAATACCAAATAAACAATGAACTCAATGAACTCGAACGCAACAATTTCAAGAGAAGGAGATAGATTAACAGGACACGTTTATTCGCATGAAGACATAAGATATATATGTTGTTATTTCAAAGTGGTTCGAACAAGTTTTTCGAAAATATACAATATTCCTGTTGATTGGAAAATGTGTGATTTTATTAACAATATAAAAGGATATTGCAATCAAGACTTTCCTGGTGAGGTATTAACCAATAATAATATTGAATTTGTATGCGTAGGTAATCACCATTTACAAGGACGAGCCGCGGAAGATGGTGATGCGTTGGATCAAGATGATACGGAAACCTTTTACGACAAATATATTTCAAGAAATGTATTTCCATCCTTTTACATTCGGAATACAATTAATATACTTCCAGAGACGGATGACCAGCGAAATCAACGAACAAGACAAGAAGAAGAAGCTGTCTTTGCTCAAGCTGAAAGAGCAAGACAAGAACAAGAACAAAACATGATATGTATGATTTGTTTGGAAAATAATGTAGCTAGGTTGCGATTGACATGTAGTCACGAATTATGTAGAACATGTTTTACCACATGTTTAAATTATGGGCATCATAGATGTCCACTTTGCAGAAGAAACACTGTATTTAGAGACATGGTTCATTAAGTAATTAATTAAACGCTTTTTTTCGGTAAAAAATTATCTACCACAAAATCTTTCGTGAAAGATTATTCGCAGAATAAGGATTGCGTTTCCAATTGCCGCGAATTTTTCCGCTACGCGTCAAATAATTGCGACGGCGTTTTAAATCTCTATGTTTAGTGAAATCTTCATAACCGAGTTGTCCGAAATGGACCCATGTTTTATGTCTCGGATCATATATGTCATATTTTTTCTCTCTGTTAGAAGACGGATATATTTTCGCAGTTTTACCAAAATACCGATATGCCATTTTTTGTGCAAGTTCAGGATTAGAATATTTTCTTAATCTTTTACTGAAATGACGATTTCTTTTTTCCATAACATTACATTCTAAAATCTTTTTGAGAATGAGAGAGAAGTTCTTCTACATTTTTCAACATAATTGTCAAGTCTTCTTTATCGTCGGCATCATGTATTTTAGCAATTTTTTGTTCTAGTGCCATGTGCAATCTCTGTAAAGAGTTTAGATATGTTTGTATTTTGTCTGTCATTCCACGTGATTGTGCCAACACCATCCAACCCAATTTTTCAAACATGTCTTTATACCACTGATATAATCCATGCATGGTTGCATCGCAACATGTGCCAGGAATAACATCTGGGACATGTGTTACATTCGATTTTTTCGACACATGAGACACGCGAGATCCATGAGAAGGTCCTCTTCCTTTTCTAGTATAATGTCGTTGTGTCATGATAATATAATAATAGTAGAAAAAATATTATATTATCTTAAATAAACTATAACTAAATGCAACCTAAACTAGTTAATTTTAAACTTACCTGTCACTGACCCTTAAGAAAGAATGGGGCTTTGTCCCATTCTAATTCTTCAAGGGTTTAAACGGCAGAATTAAACAAACGGTTCATGTTAATAATTTCAGGTTTTTCCGTATTACTTGTAAATAATTTCATAATTTGTTCATCATCTCGAAATCGAACAGAATAATTTTGCTGTAAATTGTTGCGTCCAATTCGTCCCATTGCTTGAATAATTTTCTCTTGTGTCAAATCCAGGTCTTTACTGATGTATCCATGACAAAACTGATAATTTGTTCCATAAATATAATCACTAGAAGCAATAATAATATATAATTTTTGTTCATCCGCCATTTTTTTCATAATTTCAGTATATGCGATGTTTTCATGATTTGTAAAGACACCAATTCCCATAAGCAATAGCACTTTCCAACTATCAGCTACACCGGTAAGTAACATAATTTCATTAATAAACTCTTCTTCAATATTGCTGGAGAATGCTCCCACAACATTACAATCTTCAGCCCATTTTTTCAAATGTAGATTTTTATTTGGAATGAATGTTTCATTCAATGTTGCTGTTTTAATCATAGACCGAAGCATGTCAAGCTGTGTTTTGATTTTTCCGGCTTCAACTTGGCTTTCATTATTTTGACTTCTATTGCATTTATGGTCTTTTTTCTCTCCATCCCCCTCTTCTTCTTTTGCCTTGGAAGCATCATGATCTTCTAAATCTTTTTCCAATACGCTAATTTTATCATTAATTCGATTATTAAATTCTATTTTTTCCATAATGTCCGACATCACTTTGGCAGGAATATTTGCTTGTTGAATGCAGAATTTCGCAATTTTTTCAACATCATTTGATAAGAATATTGTTGGTCCATCTGTCAATGTATATGCATCTTTTGTAGTCACAAATATACCGCAATTGCCGCTGTTTGTTTCTCTCACATGAGGCAATATATCACTAGACATTCGCGACAAAGATTGACCTTCGTATTTACTAGAACAAGTATCGGATGACACAGTCGTTGTCATTATGCCAGGACCAATGCTGCGACTTTTGCGAATGCCTTTTGAATCAATCGTGTCATTTGACACAATGCGTCTTTCTCTCGTATTTTTCAATGTGAGATAAATAGAGCTCCATGTTCCAGAAATAATATTTTTCAACAATTTCAAATAATACAATTTAATGTTTTTCATATCAATGTCATCAATGGATGCGAAATTTCGCAAAATAGAATGTCTAGTAGACACATAATTACCTTTTTGTATAAAACTAATAAATCGAACAACTTCTTTCAAGTCAAAATATCGCAACAATGTCAAATAATTTTCACAATGCTCGACAATCAATTTCATCTCATCATAATCTTCACTTAAAAAGTGTGGTAAAATGACATTTCCGTTTTTATCAATAATAGGAATTGTTTTTTTACAGTCATGACTAACAATGTTATACACCGTTGAATTAGACGCACTAAATTTCATGGTAAAATCATTGACAGTGTCTGTAAGTTCATGTAATTTCGGCAATGTTGCAGAAGACAGAACCATGTTTGGAATTAAATTTGAGGTCCAATTTTCTTTTATGATTGCATGAAACGGATGCTCTGGATAATCCAATGTGATTGTCGGTTCATCCCAATATGTAATCAAACTGCTTGGTGAATTAAAAGACAACATATAATACATTGCTGGAAGATATGATTTAATGTCGCAGATGATAATTTCAACCTTGTCTCCAACACTGTTGTCTACTTTCCAAATTCCGCCACTCCTTTTATTTTTCGTGAATTCTTTTGCTGCGAAATAATGAAGACGAATATCTGCTGCACTCGTGCATCCGAATGCAAAAGCGACCTTTTTATTTACTGAAATGGCTGCTCGTGCCAATGCTAATCCCACATGTCTTGCTGCACAAACAAATATGATTTTATGTTGTTCAGACAAGCCAATAGGTGTCAATGTTTTACCTGTTCCAGTAGGAGCGATATATAAAATCAATTTCGCATCTGGATTTTTACAGACAGTAAACATTTCTTTTTGGTGTTCATACAGCATCATATCTCCATATTTTAATAAATTATCATTTTTCTCAATATATTCCACCGCGTTTTCTATAATATTTGTAATGCTAATAGATGGTTCCAACTGTGTTAGTATCGTGTTTACAATTTCAATAACATGCCGGTTCAATAAAGGAACACTGTTGCGTATTAATTTATACAAAGTATAATAATGAAACTCCATCTTTGAACTATTTTGATAGGCATATTTTAATGTTTTCTCAATGTGTTGTAATAACACATATTCATAAATATTGTTTTTTTCAAGATTTTCTGTCGTGTTTTTGCTAATGCGAATTAGGTCTGCTTTTTTCAATACAGGTTTTGTGTTGACGGATAATATAATATATGTTGCACGATATTTTGTAATAAGTATTTTAAATTTGTCTGCCAAATATTTATTAAATATATAGTCTTCCATTGCAGAACTATATTCTATCTTTAGAAAGGTGAAAATAGAATTGATTTTATTATATTTTATATTGACATTTTCATTACCTTTCATAATCAATTTCAATACCTCAATTTCATTGGGCGAGACTGGCACTTCAATCGTTTCCCATTCGGATTTAGAGAGTTTTCTTTGAATGAGATCCATGATTTCAAGAATGTTGGTTGTTTTAATTGTGCTGATTTATTTAAGCCGATTTTCCAAATCAATTTTTTTCCAAATAACCAAATACAATCAATAATGCCCAAAACAAACAAACAAACAAAAATAAATCTTTAGTTATAGTATGATGAAATTATCACAACTCTGCACTCCGGCGATGATTTATTTTGTTCTCTCTGTTGTTTCTCTAGTTATTAGTGCGTTTTATCAACTCAATATCGCAAGCATTCTGTTTCAACTTCTATTTATTGCATTATGGACTTGGTTATTAAACTTTTTCTGTAAAGCAGGATATACTGCTCTTTCATGGGTAATCGTGTTCTTTCCATTTATAATGGCTGCACTTATTTTGTTAAATCTTGTAAAGAAATAAATCATATAAAAATTAAATGATACATAAAATGACCTATGCACCTGAACATTGAATTCATGTTTTTATTAGAATGCGTTTTATTACAACAACAATTACAAATATTATCTAGAACTGTTATAATAAAACCTCGAGGCAGGCCGTTGAAATATATTACCCAGGAAGAGAGAAAAGAGGCGATAAAGAATGGGAGAAAGAATGCGAGAAAGAATGCGAAAAAAATGCGAAGAAATAATAAAAGACAAATCCTTATATATAATCACATTTAACAGCAATGTCTCCAACAATTTTAAAAGGCAATGAACAACCATATATTCCTCGTTTGACAGCGTTCGCACATTCTTCTTTTGTTGCGTGTGGGTTCACCTGTTGAAAAGTATCTTTGTAAATCGCACATCTAAAAATGGCACAGTTTAATTCAACTACTTCAATCAATATATTGCAATGAGGGCATGTTATAATCATATAGTTAATTGATATAAACTTTTATTACTAATAACTTAATAAATGTTGTCGTTGCCACGAATTCATCCGGCTCAATCAAAAATACATCCAGACAATGAGTATACCATGTATTTCGACGGTTGCAGCAAAGGAAATCCGGGAAAATCTGGAGCAGGAGCTTGCATTTTTTCTTTGGGAAAAGAAGTATGGGGATCATCTATCTTTGTTGGAGAAAGAGAAACAAATAATGTTGCGGAATATAGTGGTCTTATTTTGGGATTAAAACAAGCAATAAACATGGGCATTAAAAATCTCATTGTGTACGGAGACAGCCTTTTAGTAATAAAACAAATGAATGGACAATATAAAATTTCCGCTGAAAATCTGGTTCCACTGTTTAACGAAGCCCAAGAATTAAAAAGAGAATTCGACACTATTTTATTTGTGCATGTTTACAGAACCCAAAACAAACGAGCAGATGAATTGTCAAACATGGGTCTTTTAATGAGGGTTTCTCTCTGAATTATATTTCAACAGGTCTAACTGTTTTGAAGTTGTTGGAAATTCGGATTTTCCATAAATGTCTTGGAGTAATAACCATTCAAACATTCCTCCGACATAAATATAAATGTTTGAAAATCCTAGACCCTGTAACTGTGCATATTTTTGATTTAATTTACAATCACAACAATTTTTCCCATAAATAATAATTTTTATATTTTTATTCTTGTTGTTCAAATGCTTATTAATAATTGTCTCTTCATCTGAAGCTAAAATCGTTGTTGGAATAAGGCAATCTTGTTGATTGAGTGGCAATGTATTTATTAATACATGTCCGTTTGGCATTTTTAACATTTCTTGTATATTTTCAAAATTAACCTTTTGAAAAGATGCGTTATTTCCCATTATAATTATTTTAATATTTAATTATTATATGTTTTATTTTAAAAAAAGATATAATTTAGCAATTACACAAAATCAACTACAACTGCAAGAACAACTACAACATGTAAGAAATAGACAACAACTACAACAACAATCAATACAAGAACAGTTAAAACAACAGGCAAGACTTGAACAACTACAACAAGAACAAAATGAAATGCATCAACAACAAGAAGAAGGACATCAACAACAACTGCAAGCACAAGAGGAAAGCTATAAACTACAACTGCAAGCACAAGAGGAAAGCCATAAACTACAACTGCAAGCACAAGAGGAAAGCCATAAACTACAACTGCAATCACAATTGCAAGCACAAGAAAAAGAACATCAACAACAATTGCAAGCACAAGAGGAAAG